AAGTGGGCTATTGCTAACTTCTCAAAAGCAGAAAATCTACGAACCAACTTCCGTAGTTGGAACTCAACTCTCAATGTTGATTTTGACTTAATTGTTAAAGAAACTGACTTCCCTAAAGAACCTGAAAAGGATTTTGAGGTAATTCACAGACACGAATACACTTCTCAAAAAGAGGAGATGGAAAACGCTATTCGTATTCTCAAGATGACCGACGAGGAAGTTGTAAATACTTCTACATACAACGCAGTTGCTCGTTATCTCTAACTAGATAAATTGGTGGGGAAGGGTAATTGACTTCCCCCCAAAAATCTAGTAAAATTAAATAATACAAACCACCATAACAGAAAAGGAAAAACAAATGACTCTAGGCGGATACACATACCAATTAGGTGATTTATTCACCACAAGCAAAACAGGCGTTACAGGTAGAATTGTAAAGTTCTCACCTATTAACTCAAAACTAACTCGTGTTTCACTTCAGTTAGCAAATGGCTCTCGTCGCTTGGCAATGGTATCAACAACTAAATAAGTTTCATCTCTGCGTTCCACGCTATTTATAGCAAGCGTCCCCTGAGATGATCATCCTGAGTATGATGTTAAACTGCTCTATTTTTAATTGCCCTGCAAAAACGGGACGTCGTTTGTGATGTAAATCACATCTCATTATGTGAGACAATTAAGAAGCGGGTTGAAAATGTCAGGACCCAGTGCTATTATTATATTAAACAACAACAGAAAGAGGCCCCCATGGGAAGCGAACTACAAGACGCAGTAACAATTGATAAAGTTACTGTACCATACAATCCACATCTACTTGTTACGTACAAGGCCATTCCAGATACATATGCTGCTCCAGAAGAGCCAACTTATTTAACCTCTAAAATTACAGAGATTGAATGGGACCTGCACAATCATCGTACAAACAAAAAAGCGCTACAGAATTTAAAGAGTACAATCAATACTCTTGAAGAGCAAATTGTTGACTGGTTTGATTCAGAATATTCTAAAGAGGATGTTCTTACAGCAATTTGCGAACACTTTGGCATTAGCCCAGTTAAGGAAATTGAAATTGAAGGTACTGTCTCATTCAGTGGAACAATTAATGTGCCCATTGCAGACATGGCTGACTTTGACATTAATAATGTAACAATTGATGTTGACTTGAATTCATATGACTATGATGCAGATTTAAGGGTTGACGAAGTGTCAGTAGAAGGTCCTTACTAAATTTGATAGGGGGCTATCAGAACTGGCTACGGTACAGCCAGTATAAATAAGTGGCCAAAGGGACCTGAGCATTGTCCATGTAAACGGCTCACCTTTCTTTATAAAAATTGACGTCCCGCCTGTGATCTATATCACTTTAAGAAATGTCCGATTTGCCCCATGTTTACGTAGCCTATTTGACTTCCCCCTAGATTTTTGGTATGCTTAATTAAACAATCTACAGAAAGAAGAAAACTCATGGCACATGACCTAGAAACACAAAACGGAAAAGCATCTTTTGCATCTTTCCGTGAACCTGCATGGCATGGATTGGGTACCGTATTCACAGAAGAAAAAACAACTTCAGAAATGCTGGAAGCAGCAAATCTAAATGGTTGGAATGTTCGTCTTGAAGATATGCCTATTCCATCACACTTAACAAGCGACAAAGAATACCAATATGTTGTTCGCACAAATCCTACAGACAAAACTCAAACAGATGTTTTGGGTGTTGTTGGTGAGCGTTATCATGTTTTACAGAATGAAGATTTATTTTCATTTGGTGATAACATCCTAGATGGTGGTGGTCGCTGGGAGACCGCTGGCTCAATTAAAGGTGGGCGTGTTGTATTTGGTGCTCTTGCATTAGAGCGTGAAACAATTCTTGACCCTAGCGGTGTTGCTGATAAGGTAAAGACTTATCTTCTCATTAACACATCACATGATGGCTCAATCGCTATTCAAGCAAGCATCACACCAGTGCGTGTTGTATGCGCTAATACTCTTAACCTTGCGTTAAATACTACCAAAAAGAAAAATGGTGTTAAGCAATCTTTCAAGATTCGCCACACTCAAACAGCAAATGGTAAAGTACAAATTGCTCGTGAGACTTTAGGTCTTGCTAATGCGTACATGGATGCATTTGATATCATGGCTAAAGCAATGATTGAAAAAGAAATCTCTGCTCAACAATTCAATGATATCATTCTCGCTGCTTATCCTAAGCCTGATGCAGATGCAAAAGGTTCTTTCAAGAAATGGGAAAATAAAATAGATATGATTAACGATATCTATACTGGCGAGTTTAATGGTATGATTGCTGGCAATGCTTGGGGAGCGTTTAACGCACTCACTGAGCGTTTAGATTGGTATCGTTCTGCTCGTGGTGGTTCTAATGAATCTATCCTTGCAAGCGCATCTGGATTTGACCCTGCAATTAACGCAGAAAAAAATCGTTTGCTAAAAGTTGTACAAAATACTTTGCAACTAATTTAGTAAAAAAATCCTGAGCATGATTTAAAACTGCTCGCATGGAGTGTTAGCATAGTTGGTTAATGCGCTACCCTGTCACGGTAGAGATCACGGGTTCAAGTCCCGTACACTTCGCAAATGCGGGACGTCATTTTTAAAACTAACTAATTTGACATTTTTTCTTTATTAAGAAGACTTGCTTTTTTCCCCAGTTTCTTGTAAAATATTAATATGACCTTAGAAATTGAAATATATGAAATGAACTACGCCCTATCTCCTGGTGGTCTTGACTGTTGGGAAGCAACAATAAGAAAGGGATATGATAGTAATTGTATCTCAGACTTTAAAACTGCGGGGGATGCATTGAATTACATTATTGACAAATACCCTGACGAAATGTTAGAATTAACTGTAACATCCCTTCCAGCATATGAAAAGGCAACCACATCTTATGCAACCAATTAAAGAACCATATACAGTACAAGAACTTATAGACAAAATATATGAAGACAATTTCTCCCACCTAGATTTTATGGATAACATGGGTGGAGAAGATTGCGATTGTCGTATTCACATTACACTTAATACTATGATGGAATATTTGGGTTAATTATGTTAGGTTATAAAGTAAAAGATTTAAACAATATGGTTTATGGCATTGATACTGCTCTATTGCTTATTAATACTGATGAGAATCCTGCTATTGCTAGATATTTAACTACCGCTTCAGATTTCCTACAAGGTTTATGGTCAGAAGGGTATTTTGACTAATGGACACAACTTGCTCTAATTGCACATATGAAGTAAACTCAGTAGATGAATATACTGGATTATGCCAAACCTGTAAAAATGCATATGATGAAGGTTTTGCTGATGGAGTAAGGCAGTCTACCAATGTGGGCTAAGTATATATTTGTTTGTGACCCTAGTGAGTGTGATGCTCTTCTTGAATTTACCGCCAGAGATGGGTATGGATTCCCAAATGGGGTAGTTAGGATGTACTGCCCTTGTGGTAGGGAAATGCAATATATCAGTGTTGAGGAGATCAAGGGGAAATTCTATGAACCTGTGATTAAGGTCACACCCCCAAAAGTTGTCAAAATCAACTCCAACCCCTATAATTAATATTAAGACACTACAGAAAGAGACCCAGAATGCATACACTACACTGGTGGGCAGTAGAGGCAGAGGACACAGAAGAAGCCTTTAGCCTTGTTAAAGAAAGACTAACTAATGATTCAGGAGACAGTTGGATAGACTGGTCTGATTGGCATGTAGTTGGTGGTGGTCGCTGGAACCCAAAGGGTAGCGGTTACGATGACCAATCAAATATGATTATTTCATATGCTAAAGACCCTAAAAACTTTAAAGAAAAACTTGAGGGTATTAAGACTGCTCGTAAAGACGAGATGAATGAAATGCTCTCCAAGATTAATACTGATAGGTTTATTAGTGATATGGTTGACTACATATCAAACAATGGTATGCCAAACCCTGAAGAGCGCTTCTCTATGAACAATTACTATATTAGTAATGCAACTGATTTGTTATCAGATAGTTATAAATCAGCCAGTTACTTTTATGATATGAAGGAATACACTGCTCATATGGGGTATGTTTATGAACGACTTGACAAATCCCCTGAAAATATGCGACAATATTTAGTACCAGTAGATTTTCACTTCTAAGGAGACACCACAATGGCAGAATATAGATTTATGACAGGCACTTGGCATACAATTCAAGTACCTGACGACAAAGTAGATTTACCTGAATACTCACCTGAAGAGTTATACGATGCATACTTCAGTGGTGATTTACCTGAAGATGTCGAGGTAGAGGAAGATGAGGTAGACCACATATGGGAGTAACAGTTCCTGATTTTATTGAGATGGACCTTGATGAATGGTTTGATAAGTACAAGCCAATCAAAAACCATATAGATACTAATTCATCATTTGATGGCCACATGTTTGAGACCTATGGTGAAGAGGTAGAGTTTGTCAAGGCACAAGAGCAAAACCGTATCTGGATGTATGGAGATGGCGATGATGGAGAAGGCCATATCTGGAGTGGATGGGGTTTTGTTAATCGAATAGGATACTTTATCACCGAGGTACCATTTCCAGAAAATACAGATGTTCAAGTTAATCTAAATGATTACTATTATCACTGTGAAAACTGTAATGAGGAATGGGAAGGTGCTGCTGGTCATCTAATTAATGATACATTGGGTGAGATTTATAAGTGCCCTGCTTGCGCTACGATGGAAGAGATAGTAGAATATGAATACACACCAACAGAGGAGAATAATGTTTGACCTTAAAGAACTAATTTATGCAGGTTCATTTTCAGTAGATAGTGGACAAGCCATAGTAGGCGACCCTTGCTACTTACCTGACTATGACCCCAATACTAATGATGAGTGGGCACCTGAAGGTAAAGAGGGGCAATACTCTTATCAAGGTATATCTGCTACTACACTTAAAGATAACTATGGCACTATTAACGATGGCTCAGCGGTAGCATTTTCTACTGGCTATGGCGATGGTTTATATCCTGTTTATGTTCAGTTAAATGAGGATAATAGAGTAGTGCTTGCTGTAATTGACTTTAACAATGAACTTGGATTGGAGAATGAGTAATGGGAGCAAGAATCAATTACGTATTCAAGGACAGTGAGGATGGACCTAGTGTCGTTCTATATAGCCATTGGGGGCAAGACAATTGGCAGACTGACATTGCTGCAGCGCTAGAGCATTCAAAGCCACGATGGGGAGACTCATCATATGGCACCAGAATGATGATTAGCCACCTTATTAAAGACAGCATTCTTGATGAGACAGGTTTTGGCTTGTACGCAATCAATGGGACCAACTATGATTTAGGGGAACAGACGATTGTCATAGATTTTATTAATCAAACTGTTACAGATAATATTCCTGTCAAATGGGATAAATTTATAGCAGCATATTCATCAGAGGAGGTGTTAGTAAATGCCTAAGAAAAGATCTAAGAAGTATTCATACCTGGAGACTTGGAACACACGCTATGGAAAGAGTCAGCGTGTTGTTATCAGACAGGATGGTAAGTTTGTAGACAATGTCTCACTTACCGCCCTAAAGCGAGGGCAAAGGGTCACCTCTCGCTAACGCTAGGGGGAGGGCAGGTTTGTGGTGGGCTTGCTCTCCCCACACTTTTTTGATATACTGACTTAAGGGGTAATAATGTATCGCATTAGCAGAGTGACTGCACCAACCAAAGAAGAAAAAATTGCAAAGAAGATTGAAGCATTATTATCAGACTATGGATTAAATATTGAAGCGGTAGGAAAATATATGGCTATTGCAACACCACATTTAATTTATTGCAGGGCAGAACAAATGTTAGAAGCAATGGTATATAATAAAGAAGTACAACAACTCGACAGATTAGGATACTATAGTGACAGGAAGTGACTTTAACGATAAGGTTAAAATCTTATCAGACCTATGGATGAACTATAGGGATGATGAAGAGTTTGAAGATTTTTGTGACTATAATGATATTGGTTTGCCATTAGCATATTTTGTGTCAAGTAATCTAGTTACACTTAGTGATATTGCTGAGATTTATATTAACGAAACTTTTGATTTACTTTGTGCTGCTTTGTCTTTGCCAAACATTGAAACTTATACTAGTTTAGAAGAAATGTTTGCGCTCTCTAATCAACTAAATAAAGAGTGATCTTGGCGGGACGTCCCAAACCATATCAAATCGGACATTGCCAAACCTTATATCAGATATTACGATAGATCAATTTTTTTCCAGATTCCAAACATTACGATAGTTAAAAAATTTTCCAGATTCATGACAAACCTTATATCTTAAAAACCTTTGTTTGTCAAACCTTATATCCAGACTATAGTGTTTGTTATACCTATAGGGATATTACGAAGGATCTTTCTAAATCCCGTGCCCTAGCGTGTCTAATAATCTTAGCAGACATTACGAAGCGGGATTAAAAACCCCTGAACTCAATAAGAAAAACCCCTATATAAAAAACAATTCTTTTCTGGATTTTTTTAAATATTATCAAACCTTTTTAAATTGTTTTGCAGATTTTTCTGACATTTTTGTGGGTTTTTTATATAGAAAATATAGTGGTTTGATACTTGACAAACAAGGTTTGATATGGTATAAGGCCCCTATATGCAAGATATGAAGGTTTGTTAAGTAAAGGCTAAGGTTTGTTAGGTAAAGGTTTGGACGCCAGGAGATTACGACGCCTTCTAAAAAAGTGCACTATAACCCATATATCTCCACTTCACTCCACTTTACACCACTAATTGATACTTAGTAACATTTATTTTCTGCAACGGTACATACCAAACCCTCATATCTGGCCATATAAGCCTATTTAAGGCCCTATTGGCTCTGGTTTGATATCAGGCTATGGATCAAAAACCTTAATATCAGGCATATAAATGTCAGGCGTATCAGGCATATCCTAAAAACAAGGTTTTGTATATAGGGTTATGTCTTATAGGGGTTATCAGGATACTTTTGACTTCCCCCGCAAAATTTGCTACAATTATCTAAGAGGCATGAACGTTCTGTTCCCTATTTTGTGGAAGTGGTCGTAACTCTCTAAACTCCTAGACATGAGTTAAAACTGTCTATTTGACTTTAAATACAAGGTTTGGTAAAATGGATATATGGAAAAAACTATCGATATTATTAAAGAAGAATTAAGGCAGCACATTGCTGCTTCTATTATTGATAGATGCAAACATTTGTCCCCAGATCTTACTCCCTGTGCTCATTGTATAGAGTCAGCACACTTAGCCTTTGAGTAGGATAATCATTTGCCCTACCTGCCAAAAAGAGTGGGAACTAAGATGGGGTATATTTGCTCACGATAGTTTATCTAGGCACAACAGAGATGCTCACCGAAATTGAGTCGATAGACTCATAGAAAGGTTTAGTTGCTCTATTTTCGCCGAACTGAAAAACCCTATTGATTTATTCGCCGAACTTTGATATGATTGGTATATGCATACATACGAATTTGTTTGTGAAAAATGTGAAACCAAGATAACTATGGAAATACATATGAAACTTGGCTATAACATGTATTGCCCTTGTGGTAACGCTATGACCTTAATGTTTTATATTAATAGTCCAGATACGAGGGCTGAATGAGTACCCCGAAAATTATGAATATGGATTGGCGAGCAGTTGGCTATTGGCCAGTATGGAAAGATGGCAAAATAATTTGGGAAAAAGATGACAGAGAAGATTCCAGGATATAAACAAACTCCACCAGACTGGTGTGATGATTGTGTAGCAAGTCCAGGTGAAACATGTCCAGATTGCGGATGTACCCATAATTGTTAAATCAATACGAGATTCCTGATCCATTTCAAACCTTTGTATCTAAAAAATATGAAAAGTATAGAGGTGCTATCTATGACTTCTTTGCTAAAGAATGGTCTGTTGCCTGTGGGTGTTGTGGAGAAGTTCTTTATGCCCCCACCAAAAAAACCATTATAAAAACAAGACTTTATCATACTAGAAATGTGTGCTTGGGTGGATACTAACTGGAATCCTGATGTAGCCAAGGAAGTAAAAAAGTTAGAGTTTGAAAGACGCATTGAATTAATGACTAAGTTGATTGTTGATAAGGCTAAGAATGATATTAAAGCCAAAGGCAACAAGAAAAGACATAAGCAGTATTAGTTATGTGTATTCAGATCAAACCATCAGGATGGGATATTGGTGGACTTCCAATAGATGAGTTTCCTATTAAGACTACAATCGATGATGCAGTTGATACCGTGCTTGATTTAGATTATCAAAAATGATTGAGGTGTATAATTAAAATATGGATATAACTCAAATAATAACAAATTTTGTAGATAAACAAGATTGTGCTGCAATGATTATGCGCTTAAATGAATTAGAATCGCAGGGTAATGTAATTATTCGTGATGATGGTCGCATAGGTGTTATAAATCAAGAAGATGAAATTTTTTCTCATTTTGTAACAAAATATAAACAAAAAGCAATTGATACATTTAATGATGGTTTTAATAGTTTTTCTGGGTATATTGCTACTAAATATAATCCTGGTATTGGGATGGCAACTCATATAGATTCAAAGCCAGGAGTTGAAATGGGCTGTCTTATGTATTTAAATGATGACTATAAGGGTGGAGAATTAACTTACACAGATCCAGAAGGAATATTTCATACAATAAAACCTAAAATGGGTGATATGGTTTATTGTCCTTCTTGGTACTCACATGGTGTAAATAAAGTTGCTTCTGGCATCCGTTATTTTTTCACAATAAGTCTAGAAAAAGAATAACTTTACAAAAACAGATAATTCTGGTATCCTTATTATATGAAAATATCAAGAACAGTTTATTTTGGATTAGGAATTATTATTGCACCACCATCGAAAGAATATAAGGGCAATATTTGTATTAATTTTTTATGGTGGGAAATTAATTTTGGATGGGCTAAATGAATGACGGAAGACAAAAATATTTATATGTTTGCCAACACTGTAAAACAGTTGTAAGCATTGAAACGAAATACAGTCTTCCAAGTGATATACAATGTCCTTGTGGATTGAGAATGAATCAAATGTTAAATAGTTTAAATAAAGAAAACTCAGAATAAAATAATGAAAATTATTGTTTTAGGCAAAGAAGGACTTGTTGGTAGATATGTTTATAAATATTTAAAAAATAATTTTAATAATGTTTATGGAACAACAAGAACAGATCTTGATTATCTAGATACAGAAAACTTAACCAATAATTTATTAAAACTATACGAAATTAGTGAACAAGATATTGTTATTAATTGCGTTGGAATTTTAAAGCATATTGTTAATTTACATAAAGAAGAAGAAGTTATAAAGGTTAATGCACTAGCACCACTATTGTTGGCAGAATTATCACGCACAGTTAAGTTCAAGTTTATTAATATAACATCTGATTGTGTCTATTCTGGATTAAAATCATTTCATACAGAAAATGATTTCATTGATCATGATGAAATATATGCATTAACAAAACGTTTAGGAGAACATCCATATGCAATCAATATTAGAACAAGCGTATGTGGAGAGGAGATTAAGCACAAAAGAAGTTTTTTAGAATGGGTTTTATCAAGTGAAGGAAAAGAAATTGATGGTTTTGTTAATCATTTTTGGAATGGAATTACCTGTTTAGAATTAGCAAAAGTTATAGAAAAAATGATTAAAAAGAATATTTGGTGGCATGGAACAAGACATATTTTTTCACCAGAAAGTTTTAATAAATATGAATTATCTAATATGTTTGCTAAACTGTACAATATCAATCCAAAATCTATAAATAAATATTCTACAGAGAAAAAAGTTGACAGAACTTTAAGTACAGTGTATAATGAAAATGAAAGGCTAGAAGTTCAAAGTTTTTTTGTGCAAATGAAAGAAATGTATGACTTTAGCAATATTCTTAGAGCGGTAGATAAGGAATAAAAGATGAATTTTTTTAAAAAGAAATCAACTATATATTATGAGTCTGCAATTCCTGTTTATCCAAACATAATTGTTCCAGCAAAAAATTCTTTCCCCAAATGGCATAAAGTTTTACAAACATTTCCAGATAACAAATTACTAGATGATGGTGGAAATATAAGACATACATTAAAACAGTGTGTGCCATTTACAGATTCTTTTTTAACTGGATATACCATTGTTTTGCCATTTGACCTAGTGGTAGAAAATAAAAATGGTTTTCCTGTATTTTCTTGGAGATACCCAGAACACAATATGGTTGTTATAAGAAATAAAGATTTAATGAATGGTGTTCCACGTCCAACTGGATATAATAACTTTGATCTTGCTTGGCAAACTCCATTATCATTTGAAGTATCAAAAAAATATTCTGTTTTATTTACACACCCACTTAATAGATATGATCTTCCATTTTTAACAATGACAGTTGTTGTTGATGGTGGATGGGCTTTTCATAATAATGCAAATGTTCCATTTTATTTAAAAGAAAATTTTGAAGGAATAATTCCACAAGGTACACCAATTGCTCAATTAATACCATTTAAAAAAGAAAAATGGATATCTGTATATTCTAAAAAAATATTACAAAGGTCAAGACTTAATACTTTGGCCCAACAAAGTTTGGTTTCTGGTTGGTATAAAAAAACATTCTGGACAAAAAAGGAATTTAATTGATAATATATAAAGGAGTTAAACATGGCAAGTTTTGCTGATGATTTGACAGATGAACAAAAAGAGTATGTAATGAATCTTATTATTACCACTGTTAAAGAGATTAGAGAACAAATTGCTCAGGATATTGAGGCTACCGTGCCACTTTGGAGAGCAAAAGGCTTACTTAAAAGTCGTAGAACACACAATGCATTTAAGGTTGCTGCAGCCATTGCAAGAGGACAAAACGAAATTTAATTATGAATTTTAAGTCTATACTAGCAATTGGTGCTCATCCAGATGATATTGAATTGGCGTGTTTTGGTTTTTTACTTAAACAACAAAAACTCGGATCTAAGATTTATGCATTCATTGCTTCACCAGACTCATTAACAAATAATCCAAAAACTTTAACAAGAATTGAAGAATCACAAAAATCTTTTAAACTTATTCCAGAATCTATTTTAACCATTAGAGACAAAAATAATATTAATATGGAAAATTATCAAGAAATTGGAGATCAAATTAGAAATATTATTTTAGATAATAATATAGATACTGTTATTGTTCATTCTAATAATGACACCATGCAAGAGCACAGATTGTTACATGATATTACAATTACTGCATGTCGTAGATTACCGTTAAATATTCTATTGTTTAAAAGTCCCAGTTCAGAAGTTTTTCAAACTAATTTGATTGTTAATATTGAAAATGAATATGAAACTAAAATATTAGCAATTAAGCAACATTCTACACAATTAAATAAGCCATATTTATTTGACGATAGCCTAACTATTTTTAATCAAAGTTGGATTGGAAAAAAAATGGGATTTAATAAAACTGAAGAGTTTATTGTTTATAGGATTGTAATGTAATGACATTCACAATTGGAGAAAATTGTAAAATTCATCCTACTGCTATTATTGATATCAAAGAAGGGCATATTGGTGATAGAACAATTATTGAGGCCAATGTTGTTATAGAAGGAAATAAAATAATTATTGGCAAAGAATCATTTTTTGGTAGAAATGCTTCAATTGGTGGATCATCATGCTTTGACAAAGAAGCATATTTGATTGCTGGAGATTGGCTACACGTTGGAATGAATACACATATTAATATTTCTTGTGGAGTAGATATTGGCAATGAGGTTGCTTTTGGCATGGATAGCAAACTGTTTACACATTCATCGTATATAGATAGTTATGCACTAGGATTTAAGCCACAATGGAAAGGTGTAAAAATTGGAAACAATGCATTTTTGGCATCAGTTCATATTAATCCTGGTATAGAAATTGGAAATAATGTGGTTGTATCAGCAAGATCTGTTATTAATAAAAATCTTCCAGATAATTGTTTTGCTGCAGGAAATCCAATAAAAATATTAAGAGAAAACTTTTTACCAAAACCAATGTCCATTGAAAATAAAACTATATTAATTAATAATATAATTAAACAAACTAAAAATAGATATGATATTGGTATTGATGACGCATCTTTTATTTTTGACAATATTAATGAAACCATTATTATTAACTCTACCAAAGGACAAACAATATTTGATTTAATTAATAGACAAATTTTTGGATTAGCAACAGAATCTTCTAAGGCATTAAAGGATCAACTTAGAAGAAATGGAATTAGATTTAAATATAAAGAAGTCTCAGGGCTTTGGACTAGTTGGTAATTTAAGCACCAGTAGCCAAGTTGGTTAAGGCACCGAACTCATAATTCGGCTATCATAGGTTCAAGTCCTATCTGGTGTACAAATTGTGGTATTCTATATTAATAAGGGGGATTTATGGCTCGTAAATCAAAAACTAAACATCCATTTAATAAAACACAAATTAAAAATGGAATGATTGTTGTTCTTCGTAAAGATGGAACTTATAAGTCTGCAATTGATCGGATTACTGGATCACCAGTTAATATTGATAAATATGGCAATAAACTTGATAAGTAATTTTCAATCCGAATCCAAGAAATCAGGTGATGAATTTGAAGAAAAAGTTTATAGCGACCTTGTTGCTAGGGGTTTTAATATCATCCAGTCTAGCGTTTATATTCCTGGGACTGGTTGTGAAGTAGACTTTATTGCTGATGGCATTGAATATGTAGAGGCTAAAGGTGGTAATGAAGGTGAAAAGAAGAGGCCAGGGGCTAAAAGAACTGACAATGTAAAAAAGGCTATAGCCAATGCTGCTTTAATTAAAACAATAATGCCAGAAATTTATTATATTGTTTACTTTTCTGCCGAACCTAACAACAATAGTTATTCGTCTGAAATGATTGATATTGCTTTAAAAAATAATATTATTAATGAAGTCAGGTATATAAAACCAGAAGTTATTCAAGACACTTTGTTTGATATAATGTTTTAATGGCTACAACTAATCCTGTAAAAAATATAATTTATCAAGCCCTTCAGGATTGTGCATCAGATAGCATAGTTATGCATGCTATTGATGATAAAAATGGTGTAATAGAAATTGATTATGAAAAGATTACGAGGGCTATTTTAAAATCCCTGAGTAGGGAAAACTATAAAATAACTAAATAATTAATGTTATAATAGTAATTATGACTCAACATTCACTTACAACCCTTAGCAATACAACTGCTACACTTCTCACTCCTAACGGAACCCATTCTGGTATGGATATAACTATTCAAAATGTACACGCATCTGCCATTGTTTACCTTGGCGCAAGTGGTGTAACATCAACTAATTATGGATATCGTATTGATCCAGCAACAGCATTTTCAATCGAACTTTCAGGTAGGGATGCTCTTTATGCAATTACAGATACAAATGGATCTAAGGTTGCAGTACTTAAAACAAGCCTAGAATCAGGTATGTAATATGGCACGTTTTACAACTAGAGGCCCCAAAGGTGATACTGGTCCTTCAGGTAATGGATCATCAACAGATACATATAACAAACTTTATGTAACTAACAATGGAAATGGAACCAATATTAAAGTTGGTGACGATACTTGGATTGGCGATGTCAATATTGCCAACGTTATGTCTGTTCAAGGTGTTGAAGATCCATCTAAAGGTGGAATTGTTTTTGGTAATGGTCTTAGTGAAAAGATTGAAACAGACGGTAATGATTTAATTCTTACGGCTGAAAATGATATTGTTTTAGATCCAGGTAGCACATATGCATATCTTGGAGATGTTGTTGAAGGTAATCGTATTGCTACTTGGGATTATGTTCAATCTGGACGACATGGTTCATCTGCTTCATATTGGAGCACAGCAGATCAAGGTCCATTCTCAGCAAATACAATTCAAGCAATGACCCTTAATGATACAGATTGGCAAACAGGAATTGTTCTTGAATCTGGATCTCATATTAAAATGACAAATGCAGGTAAATACAATATTGCATTCTCAGCACAATTTCATCAAACAGCATCTTCTGGTGTTGTAAATATTTGGCTTAATAAAAATGGTACGCCAGTTGAAGCAACTAATACAAAGTTTGATATTACTGCAAATAATCCATTTAGCGTTGCTGCATGGAACTTTTTTGTAAATGCTTCTGCTGGAGATTATTATCAAATCATGTGGTCTTCAAATGATAATCATACTGTAATTGAAGCATTAGCAGCAACTGGTTCTGGAGCAACACTTCATCCATCAGTTCCTTCAGTTATTATAACTGTTAACCAAGTTGGCTAAATTTCATATTTAGTTTTGTTTGGAAATAGTAAGTTTAATTTATCTTTGATTAAATTAAAAGACTTATCTGTTGTTGAAACGAATTGACCATCAAGAGTCATTAAATTAGATGTTTCATCATATATTTTCACATCTGATATTGTTTTACCGCCAATGCCGACAGCATTTCCATATAAGGATCTTGGGGCAAGAGATAGTTCGGTAAACATCTGTAATTTAGTTTTATTAAATACCATAGGTGTATGAATATCGTAGTTAAGCATTAACTTGATACCTTTTTTAAGAAGTTGTTTTTTAACTTCTTTTAATGCCAGGGCATATCTATTTGCTCCATTTAAAGCCACATGCTCTTTAATTTTTGCTTCTAAAAGTCCACCATTATAGACTGGTATTGATTCAATTGGCTTGATAATGAAAAAATCATCATTCATTAATACAAAATCATCAGAAAGTTTAGGTATATTTCTAATTATTTCATAGCATCGTGTTATATTCTCAAACTTATTAGTGCTTGAATCTTCAACTTTAATAAAATCTCCAACATACCAATCTGGCTTGTAGCCAACAACAAAAATATTATCTGGATTAGCATTATTAACTACTGATCTGATTGAATATCTTAACTCTTCATTTTCACCTTCACGGCATATATAAACATAATCCATAAAGCAATTATATCAGTATCCTGCTATAATTATTAGATGTCATGGGGTACTTATGAGTAATGCTTGGATATCACCTGTTATAGAATACTATAAGATATTTTTTGGTACCGCTGCAGATATTATTATTGATGTTGGAACAAGAGAAGGCGATGATGCTTATTTAATTCAACAAAGACTTGAAACAAAACACATATATGCTATTGATGCAAGACAAGAAGCAGTAAAAATAACTAAACAAAGATATCCAGATTTTAATGTTTTTCATACAGCAATATCAAATTATACTGGAACAACAACATTTTGCTCTATATTATCAGATGATCCAGATTATGTTGGTTCTTCATCTATATATAATAAAAAATTTAAAAGAAAAGAATATGAACATGAAATTATAGAAGTTCCAGTTACTACTATGGATAATTTTATTGAAAATAATGCACTTGATTATAAATTTTTAGACATAGTCAAAGTGGATATTGAAGGATATACTTTTGAATTTCTTCAAGGATTTGCAAAGCATATGAATAATGTTAAAATGTTTCACTTAGAAACTGAACATAATTCAACACATAAAAACCATGTTAATAGTTATGAAATAGCAAATTATATGAGATCAAAAAACTTTATTCTGGCTGGTACACAGCATGAGTGGGAAATGGATATAGAAGATCAAATATGGATTAATAAATATTTAATTAATGATACAAAAGAAAGATTAAAATGGCTAAAATCTTAATTATTAGTGCCAATTTAAAAGATTGGACAAAAAATAGCGGTGGTAAAGAAAGAACTGCAACACTTGCTGAAGCATTATCTGAACATGAAGTAACTTTTCTTTCATTTTCATGGACTGGTCCCGTTATTAATCAAAAAATTAATAGTTTTATTAAACAAATTCAGCCAGCAATACACGTTAATATTTATAAACAATATAGAAAATTAATTAATGGAGTTGCACAGTGTAATCATGATGCTGCATTTGAATTTTTAAAAGAAGATCTATCATCATTTACTAAAAAGGCTAAACAATTAGCAGAAGAATCCGATTTAGTAATTATAGATCATCTATCAATATTTCCACTTATTGATGGCATTAAAGATATTCCAATTATATATAATTCACATAATTCTGAAATAACAATGGCTAAACAGTTATATCCAGAAAATGAACAAATTCTGGGTATAGTTGAAAAAACAGAAAGATCTATTTTAAATAAATCTATAGCAACTACTTATTGTTCTAAAAAAGATTTCCAAGAGTTACAAGACTATTATGGTTCAGTTAAGAATGGTTTTTATATTCCTAATGGAACAATAATGCAAGAAAAAGTTAATTATAAAGATAGAATTAAATCTAAAAATATATTATTTGTTGGCAGTGGTCATCCACCCAATGTTTTGGCTGCACAAAAACTAATACCGCTTGCTAAATTAATGCCAGAGTATAATTTTATTGTATGTGGTGGTGCTGGAAATGGTCTTAAAGATAAATCAATTCCTAATAATCTAAAGATTATGGGTCATGTTAGTGACGATAAGTTGCATGAACTATTTATAACTTCTTTTGCTTTTATCAATCCTATGGAATCTGGATCTGGAACACATTTAAAAATGATGAAGGCATTAAGTTATGGAATACCAATTATTACTTCAAAGGTTGGTGCAAGAGGATTTTCTAATAAAGAAATTCAAGAAGCAATGCTTATTGCAAATGATGATAAAGAAAATATTAAAGCAATAAAAGCATTGCAAAATGAAGCAATATATAAAAATCTATGCAATAATGCATACGAACATTCTAAAACTTATAATTGGGAAATTATTAAAAAACAATATGCAGAGGTAATTAATAGTTTTATTAATAATACTAATCAACCATTAAAACAAAATGTAGACAGCAAAAAAGAAAAAGTTTTAATATGTTCTATTATTAGAAATGAAGCAAAGTTTATTGATGCCTACCATAAAAGATTAAGTCAAATGATTAAAACATTTCCTCAATATGAATTTTATTTATCTTTATATGAAAATGATTCGGTAGATGGAACTAAACAAAGTTTGTTATCAAAAGATTGGACAGCATTTTCTGGTATATCTATAATTTCAGAAAATATTAATACAAAAGATTATGGTCCAGTAAAAGATGCTGATAGAGTAAAAAACTTAGCAAATGCTAGAAATAAGGTTATTGCTGGGGGAAACTTTATTAATTTTTGTGATTATGTATTAATGATTGATAGCGATATAGCATTTGATATGGATTCGGCTAAAAAAATCTTAGAATTTAAAAATATTGAACCAAACTTTGATATAGTTTCTGCTGCAAGTATACGTAAAAAATATCTTTATGATCAATGGGCTACTCGTAATGATGCAGAATATGATCCACATATGAGAGATTTATATCAAAGGTATCGTAAAGAGCCTTATAGGAAATATTATTCTACATCTAATGGATTTTGTTTGTACCGTGCTCAGCCATTCCGTGAAGGAGTAAAGTTTGATTATATAAATACTATTACAAAACAAGCAGATTGTGAAATGGTTGTAGTGTGTCAAAAATTTCATAAATTAGGATATAAAAACATATATATTGTACATAGTGCTGAGGTTTATCACGAACATGTCTAATATTGTTTTTATTCATGCACATCCAGATGACGAAGTTATTACAACATCTTTAACAATTGCAAAATTTGTAGAAGAAGGACATAATGTATCAGTTGTTCATTTTTCAAAAGGTGAAAATGGGTTTAGTTATTTAAAAGATGTGCCATCTCATACCGATAAAGTTGGTGAGAAAAGAATGGAAGAATTAAAAGAAGCAATGGAAATTTTAGGTGTAAAAAATAATATTATGATAGGGCCTTGGCCAGATTCTAGACCCAATATTTTATTTAGAGCCAAAAATTGTTTTGTCAATGAAGATATTAATATTATTATTAATAAATTATATGATGTATTAGTCAAAATACAACCAGATATTGTAATAACCTATGATGATGAAGGATACACACAACATCCAGATCATATTAGAGTAAATAATGTAACAATGGAAGCATGTAAAATGTTAAAAAATAGTGGATATATAAATTTTGAAATTTGGTGGACTGTATTGCCAACTGAAGAAAACTACTATGATTCATCATCTGATGAAAGATTATTTATGAAAAATTATAAAATAGATGATATTGATATTGTTATAAATGGTGCAAATTTTATAAATAAAAAAAGAATGGCATTAGAAGCATATAAATCTCAAATTAAAGTTTATGATGACTATTGGGTATTAGTTGCAGAAGAACAATATAAAATTCCTTTGTACACAAAAGAATATTACATTATTAAATGAGCATGGCATCATGGTCCAGAGGCCTAGGACGCTGCCCTTTCACGGCAGAAACACGGGTTCGAATCCCGTTGGTGCTACTTCTAGTGTTATAATATATAAATGGCCACAATTGTTGATATTGATGATACCCTTCTTAGAAATGGTACACAGCCAATTCGCAGAACAATTGATTATATAAATAGCCTTTCTGGAGCCATTATCATAGTTACTGGTCGTCCTGCATCTACCCGTAAAAAGACTGTAGAGGCTCTCAGAGCAGCAGGAGTAAAGTATTCCCGTCTATTGATGAATCCAGGATCTACGAGGTCTTCAAATGAGTTTAAAGCGGAAGTAGCACAGAGACTAAAGGGTAGTGTAAGTCTTGCTATTGATAATGATGCTGGAGCAAGAGCAGCATATTCTAGGGCAGGAATTCCTACAAAAAATCCATCATCACTCCCAGATATTAAAAAGTTCTGGACTTTGCCTAGTGATAATAAGTAAATCAAAAAATTTTGTTTATATACATTTAGAAAAATGTGGCGGAACATCAATAGAGTTTGCTCTTGAACCATATTTATTGCCAACAGATATATTGTTAGGAAGTACGCCAAATGGAGAAAAATTAGAATATACATTTTTTAAAAAGTATGGATATCAAAATAGTTTAAAGAAGCATTCTTATTCAGATGACATTAAAAAATCTATTCCAGGATTTTGGGATAATATGTACAAATTTGCTACTGTTAGAGATCCACAAAAAATATTAATATCTTTGTATTATTATTGTGAAACACTTTTAAATAAAATTACTGATTTTGGTGATATAAAAGATTTTTATTTAAATAATAAATTTCCTCAAGAATGGAAATACGAAATGCCATATATATTAGATTATTGTGAATCAATTATTGATAATACTAAATTAAATGGTTTTGTATATAAAATATTTAAAAACCAAAGGAAAGAAGTACTTCCACAAATTACTAGACTTGGTGAAGATGTAGAACTTTTTGATATCAAAGATATTTATAGTAATTGGAGAAATATTTTAAATAAAATTAATATTAATAATGATATTCCTTTACATGTATTAAATAGAAGCAATAAACCAACTAGACATGTTGATTTAAATCAAGAAAGTATTAATTTAATTTATAAACATTTTGAATTAGATTATTTAATTATTCCAGATAAAATTAAATGTGAATGGAAATAAAAAAGCCAGCCTATTTCTAGACTGGCTAATTTATAAGTAATAAATTACTTTTTAGGTGCTGCCTTTTTCTTGGCAGGAGCCTTCTTAACAGAAGCCTTCTTAACTACATTGTCAACTTCTTCAGCAGTTGGCATACGACCAAATGCTGTATCTGCTGGATTAATTGCACGTAATGCTACTGGTGCAACTGCTGCCAATAGAGAGTATGCCAATGTCTTTGGATCTGTGACCCCAGACATATATAGAGCAAGTCCTGCACCTAGTACAGAACGTCCGTATGAGGCCAATAGAGCCTTTAACTTGTTATCCATGTTTCTCCTTAAGGTATAACGTTTGTTAGTATTGTATAGCCAATCCAGAGACCTATGATCCCTGCTACCCCTGCAAAAACTGGAGGGGCAGGTACTGGCAATTTGAATGCAGCAAATACAATGCCACATCCAAAACCTGTTAGTGTTGATAAAATAATATCTTTCATTTTAACCTATTCGTTTGGAACTTGTGGCAAGAGCGCCATAAGTTTATTAGTTGATTCTTTTATATTTTTTTTATTAAGTTCATCTATTACTTCTTTAATTGTAGCCTGTGACATTTCAATATATTCATATGCCCAATCACGAGACTCTGATAAAAATTTAATAAAGTTTTCTTTATGCATATCTTCTTCATTTGGATCAATAATTGCATTGCTTAAAAATTTTTGATTTGCAGCAATTAAATCATCCAATATTTTTTGTGTTTGTTTAAGTTCATTTTTTGTACCTAAATATGACAGAGCAAAAGAAACACATAAAAATGAAGGAACTGCAATCAATATAGTATTCATATACATTCTATTGTACTCCTCTTAGTCGATACTGTCAACTGGAATCATAATTTCACATTTTTGGCATATATTATATGTGCTTCCAGTATAAGGGCATGATCCTGCAGGTATAAGTGAATGGCCATAAATTTTACATTTAATCATATTGATTAATGATTTAATCATTTTATTGCCTCTCTAACTAGCATAACTACGGCACCGTTATCTTCTAGTGCTTGTTTAACCTTAATCATATATTCTACCGCTTCTCTTTTTTCATCATCAACTAATTTAATAAACATTTGTTCATTAGCCCTTACAGTTAAAAAATGTTCATTGTCTATAATATCTACTTTAAATTTATTAGGTGGCACTATAGAATGAAATGCTCGTTTCATTAAATCTGTATACATTATTTTATTTCCTTATCTGAGCAAATATATTTTAAATATTTACTATTTTTATCTTTAAATGCTTCATAATTATCAATATGTTTATATAATAAAAATTTACTTATTTCATCAGAATTATTTTTTAATTCATCCATTTGCATTTTACATGCCTTAATTGCATTTTCTGTAATATCTATAGTTTTAACAAAATTAAATTGATTAGTAAATTTTATAAAATTATTATTATGTTCTTGAGTAAAAAAATCTAAGCATACAAAAACACCATCACTAGACAAATATTTTTTTATAGAATCACTAAAAGTATCATAATTATTTATTTTCCATGTGGACTCAATCATAGTAATTATATCAAATTGAAAACTATATGAAAAATTATTTAATGATTGAAAAGAATATTCAATATTATTATTTTTAGTTTTACAATAATTAATACTATATTCATTAAAATCAAGACCATAAACTCTATTAAAATCAAAATATTTTTTATAAATTCTTGTTCCTCCACCACGACCACAACCAAGATCTAAAATATTTTTATTTTGTGTTTTAATATTTTTAAGAGCATATAAATATAAACTAGCATTAAAATTTAAAGAATTATTTTTTTCATTTAAAATTTTATTTATAGGATAGTATCCTATATTAATAAAATCCATATCATGATCTTTAAATAAATCATTATAATCTTGACATAAACGTAAATATTCAGTTGGCATTATTCATTCCAATACATATAATCACTGCAAATACCAGCAGGTAAAATATCATAATCCTTTAGGTTTGGCACATTTAATTGTACCAAAATACAGCGTTCAGATACAAGTTTTCCTGGATATGTCCAGATATAATTTTTATTGGTTAATGTATAGTCATCTTGATTATGATAAAAATAATTAATATTTTCAAATTTTGATAAAAATGTTAATGCTTCTAAGTTTTTGCAATGAAACCATCCACGATTACCAATCTTGTTTATCATAGATTCATTGATTTGTGTTATTGGTTTATCATGTCCAAAATATATTAAATTATTTATTACCCATGTATCAATTTCAACATCAAAACCCTTTTCCAATGCAAGTGAAATTGATCCAATTGTATTTTCATTTTCTGGATCTGGACCATTAATATTTCCTCTATGAGATATTTTAATCATTATTATTCCTATTAGACAAATAATGGTTTAAATCTTCTGGAGTTCCCAATCCCTGCATTTTTTTAATAGGATAAGAGTAAATACGCTTACCATCAGCAATTGCTTCATTAAATACTGGACACACATAAAATTCACCATTAGTTCTAATGTCTTTGTCTATCATTTGTTCTGCATATTTAATATAGTCGGAACCATGCTTCCAAAAATAAATTCCAGATGTTGCAATATTGCTAATTGGTTTTTTCTCTGCAACCTCTACAATAAGTCCATCTTGATCTGTTTTTACATATGACCATTTTGGATGTGTTGATTCAAATGTAATGATTGCACCATCTACATTTTCTAACATAAAACGATACATAAAGTCTTTGCTATCCCATTCAATAAGTTGATCTGAATTTGCAATTATCAATGGTTTGTCATTGTCAATAATATTTTTAGCCAGTAAACATGTAACTGCTGCACCGTCAGTAACTTTATTCACTTTAATAATATTACAGTTTGGTGTAAGTAAATTTAATAAATATGATAAATTATATTTGTCATAGTGTTCTTTTTGAACTATATACGTATATGTTGCATCAATGTTAATATTTTCTACAACGCTTTGAATCATTGGTTTGCCATTAACTTCAACAAGTGGTTTTGGAAATGCATATCCAGCATCAGCAAAACGTTTACCAAATCCAGCCATTGGGATTAAAATATTTAAATTAGAATCGCTCCACTTAAGTTTATTATCATTTAATATATTGATTGCTTGTTGTATTTTATTAAATGTTAGGTCTGTTCTATTTAAAACTTCTATTAAAGTCGCTCTACTATCTTTTGCTGCTGTTTTTCCAACAATGCTATCTTCAAAAATTACAGTTTGTTCTGAAACAACACCAAAATATGACATTGCTTTCCAATACATTTCTGGATGTGGTTTAGGATTTTTGACATCTTCATTACTAACTATATGATCTACCATATCTAAAATACCAAGTTTATTTAAACACTTAATAATTGTTTCTTTAATACTATTACTAGCAACTGCAATGTTAATATTATTATTTTTAATTTTAATAAAGAAATCAATTAATTGTAAATCTTTCTCAATATTATCAAACATCATATTTGTAATAGATTGCTTATGTGTCCAAATGGTTTTAAATGCACTTTCTGGTAATCCTTTGTTTTTATTTAATAATTTTAATTTAATATTGGTAGGAAGTCCTTCATAAATATCTTTTTGTTCTTCTTTTGTAATAATGTATTTCTTATCAACTTGTGAAAGTGCATTATTTAAAGCATCAAAATGAATATTTTTACTATCTATTAATACACCATCAAGATCAAATACAATTAACTTATTCATTAATAGATCCTATCATTGCATTAAGTTTATCTATCATATTTTGAGAACTATTGTCTATATTTGGAATGCATAAATATTGTTGATTTTTAAAATATGTAATTAAATTATAAAAATGATGTATCTCGTTAGTCATTTTATTATTTAAAAATGGATGAATAACGCTAAAAGGTGTAGTTAACTCTATAATATTTGAATTTTCTTGCATAAACATAGCATTAGTTAGTCCAGCGCCAGTTACAGAAATTAATGTTTTAACAGTATAAAAATAATTTATTTGTTCTTGAAAATTATTAAAATTTTCTGCAAATATAATTTCAAAATTATTTTTCTTTAAATAGTCTTTTAATAAAGAATCATCCTGCAACCTAGAATTATTCTTTCTATCAAGGTAAACTTTTCTATAAGCAGGTACAGATAAATCATTAATATATTTTTTATAAAAATTAAAAACAATATTAGAAGAATCAGTTAACCCTATTGATGGCATATACATAATATAAAAATTATTAGCATGAATAATTGTATCTAATGTACAATCAATCAATACATATTCTATTTTTAAATCATTTAATGCTTTAAGAAAAAATGTATAAAAATTAACATCTTTATTATATAAAAGTGAAGTATCAATAACTAAAACACAATTTGGTGTTTTTTCATATTGTTCTAATAAACATGCAATAGAATCATTATGAAAATGATAGTAATTAGCACTTAATGTAATAAAAATTTTATTTTTATCAGAAATAAAATTAAAAGTATTATAACTACCAAGTTGTGTAGAAATATTTGGCCTATATAAAGGAAGTCCTGGATTAACAATTTTTATTTCATGACTATCTTTATAAAAAATAAAGTTGCCAGTATATGTTGAATCCTTTATAACTGTAACTGTCACTTTTGCTCCATTGTAAGAGACATCCAAACTTCAGACCAGTCTTTTTTGCTTTTATGTTTATTAAACTCTCTAGATATTTCTCCATTTTCAAGATAAACTCCACCCCAAACTCCCCATTCTTTTCCAGAAATACCATTAGCAAAACAAAGTTTTCTAACTGGACAAGAACGGCAAAGCATATCTACCATTGGTCGTGAAGATTCTTCATCTTCATATTTATCAAAAAATAAATTAGTTTCTAAACCCAAACATGATCCTTCGTCTTTCCATAAATGTTGTTTCATGGTTAGACCTTATATTTTTGTGGAATATCCCAACCATTACGATTAAGAGTATAAATGCGTTGCAAGTACCAGTTTTCCCCTACCCTGACACCATCTACGGATGTTCGTGCAATATCTGATCGTTTGCGTTCTGCAACATCCCAGCCAATCCAATGAAGATTGTTATTTTTTCTAACAATTTTTTCCATTGTTTCAAGTTTATCAATAATCATATTAACTCCTAATATTGGAAAATTCCAATTTCTACATTTTTAAGTTCGGCAGCAGCAACTAGTTTAGATGTGCTTTGTTTTGGTTTAGCAAGATAAGCAAAATAATTTACATATTCTAAATTTTCTTCAATCCAAGAAGGAGGAACTTTATAAAATTTAATTTTTTTACCTCTTGCTTTCATTCCTTTTTCAGAAATATTAGAAAATTCAGAAACCATTGAATTAATTTTTGCAGGACCAGCAGAATAAATTAAAAACTCTGCATCTTCATCTTGCATATACGATAGTGCAACACCCATAGCACGAATAAAGACATTATAGTCATTAAATTCATTCGTTCCCTGTACTGCCACTATCATTTTTATTCCCCCTATTTAAACTATCCAATATGAATAGCATTTTTTCTACTTCTTGTTTAGACATATTAGATGTATCAACAGGTTGTGCTGTTTCTGTATCTGGATCTCCATCCACTGTATCAGAAACATAAAACACATTATCTATAACCCAATATGCTTTTCCATCTACCATAATAACCCTAAGCATATTTTTCTCAATATGTTTTCTAGATTGAGAAATCTTTTGCTTAGTCTTACTAGGTAAGTTTTTTGGAAGTAAATCTTTAACAAGTTCGTGTATGCCACTTTGACTATATACTAACTTATTAATAGTTTTTTTCTTCCTATTAACTCTTTTAAGTATAAACCAAATACCTAACAATGTCAAGCCAGTCTGGACAAAGTAGGACATATCGCATTACCTATTTAGATTTTTTTTGATCTACTGGTGCTGCTGCAACAACTTTATTTAATTTAATTTGCATTTTTAGCAATTCCAATTCAAGATCAGATGCTTTTTGTTTATAAAAAGCAACTAATTGCTGCAACTCATCAAGTTGAATATCTTGCATTTCTACCCCTTATTTTGTAAAATCAAAAGCACTACCAGACCAAAGTTTTTGAGTTTTATTTTTTTCTCTTTCAACTATTGCTCTAGACCATGCAAAACCTGCATCTCCACCCCATGCAAGCCACATAATTCTTCCATTAGAAGGATTTTCTGTGTTGTTCCAATCTTTTCCTTTTTTGTCTACTTCATGACGAGAAAAAAAAGAATACATTCTTTTTACTGTATCTAAACTTAGTGATTCTTTATTTGCTAATTGACGAGCACGAGTCCAACCAACTGCAGTACCTGCTCCATTCGCCTTACCATCTTCTTTATATTTAATTGCACGACGAGCAGCAGATGCCATAGCATCTGTTGGTGTATATGTATCTGCTTTAGATATTTCGTGGATCAAATGCTCCACCCCACATTGATTTAGTAGTTGAATATTGACCACCACGACGCTTATATTCTTGTACAACCCATGCATTTGCTACTGCAGATGGATAAACATCAAATTTTCTTTTTGCTTCAGCAATAATTCTAGAATATAATTCTTTGTTTGATGGCTCACCTTTACGTGGCTTAATCATTTCTTTATATTTAGCATTTGTTGCTTTGCCCATTGTCATTTGCTCTACATCAATTGGAAGAGGTGGAATCTTTGTAACTTCTTGTCCCATTGCACCAATCATATATGGTGTTTCTTCCCAGCCATCTTCTTCATCAAATTCAAGTGTACGAATTAAAACTACTGGATTGTCTGGAGTTGCTTCTTCTGCATATTCTGAGCCAGGAATACCAAACATTCCATTTGTCATAACATATTGAACAATACCAACATGAGTTTCATCTTCACATTGAGCAAGAACAAAATCTCCTTCTGCCACCATATCTTTTTCTAATTTAGGATCTTGATCAGCATAAAACTTCATTGCAGCACCAGATGCATATAGTGCACGTACTTGACGCCCTGCTTTATTTTTTGTTGGGTGGCATCCCATTACTTTACCCTTGTCATCTACTACAGGGTATCCTCCGCAGTCATTTGAGCCTTTTGCTCCTACATGATATGGCATATGAACTCCTTTTGTTCTATATAGATTATATCAGAATTTACGCTCAAGTAAACGCTTAAGTTCAGATAAGTGCCATTGCTCTTCCTTAGATAATTTAAGCACTTCTTCTTCAATTAGGGCTTTTTTAGTAATTGTAACAATTGGATCTTCTTCAAAAAAATCAATATTTGCATACCCTTTTTCCCATAAATTCATGATTTCTCTATTAACACCATTTAAATGTTCTGCATAAAGTTCAGGCATTAAAATTTTAAGTTTTGGTGTAAAAGAATATAGTGGGTCGCCACTAGAATCAAGACCAATAATCTCAATACCACCATTTAAAATTAAATCTTCTATTGTTTGATTTATAAATTCATCATCACTCATTATTTTTACCCCACTTTTCTTGAAATTTTTTTTCTATTGATTGATTAACATCGATATACGCTTTTTCTTTCAATTCAAAAAATGTTCCATATTCAAAATCATCATCTTTTATAGTGCTCATAAAAGGACAAAAAATTCTTGCCTGAGCCATACATTCTTGATGAAATGGATGAACATCTGAAAAAACATAGGCACCATCTTTTTTTAACTCTTTTACGTTAGGACATTTCCATCTTGCAACAATTTCATTGTTATTGATAGTAATTCCACAATAAGGACATAGCATATTTTGATAAATTAACTTTTCATTGTCTAAATTTAATTTTAATAAATTATTATTATGAAAATCAGATTTTGATTGCCATGGAACTGGAACCTTTTTTGCTATTTTAATATTTTTAACTTTTTCATTATTCTTTTTAGGATCTGTATACGCATAAGGTCTTGGCAATCCAACTGTGCTAGTATTTTCTTCCGACCATTCAAATCCATTTTTAAAATATTTATTGTTCATAGGATATAAAATCCAATAATTCTTGTTTTGTTTTTGCACCAGTCATTCTTGCAATTTCTTTTTCATTTTCAAATAAAATAAAAGTTGGAACGGATCTTAATTCTAAACTTCGTGCTAAATCTTTTTCATTATCAACATTAATTATTTTAAATTTAACAAGAGAATCTTTATTGATTTCTTCAACAATTGGCTTTACTCTTTTACAAGGAACACACCAATCAGCAGTAAAATAAAGAACGTGCTTCATTGCATTATTTCTGGACGTTTATTAGCGATAATCTCTGCTGATTCGCCATGCCAATAAATTTTTCCGTCACATGCTATGTTCATTTTTCTTTCACCATTAACCATGCTAGATTCACTATACACATATCCATGGATTTCTACTCTATCTGCAAGATATTCTTGTCCATCAATAACAATTCTCCATGCTAGATTACCATTACCAACTTTAGTATTATATCTAATTTGAAAATGTTGCGTTGGTTTAAAAAACCATTTTTTAAATTTATCAATCATTAATTTCCATGCCTTTTATCTATTCGATTAATAATATTTTTAACCATTTTTGATGCAGTTGTTTGAAATAAAAATGGGAAAAATGAATGAATAAGGCATATTAACCCAGCAGTAATAAATACTATAGTTATTAGCCATGCCTCAAACATATGTTTTAAATAATTTTCATGAACAAATTTTAAATGTTTCATATACCTAGTTCTTTACGTTTTTGTGTAGCAGATATAGCATGTATATCAGCACCTAGATTTACTTGTTCAATTTTATATCCTACGTCTCTACCATATACAATATTTGTAATATTAGGTAGACGAAGTACCATTGCACCATTCATAAATTCATCTTTAGCAATATACTCTTTTACTTGATCAAACATTAGTGGATCTTTTTCACTTGTTTTATATGTATTACGTACTCCAAGCAATACTTGATCTGTTCTTTTTCCTGCTTCTTTATATAAAGCATGATGGCCTTCATGCCATGGTTGATAGCGACCAAGCATAAGTGTAGTTGGTGCAGACCAATCATAAAGTCCATCAAATATAGAAATAATTAATCCTGCTTTATCATATGCATTAAAATGATGATTTGGAAAAGTAAAATCAGGATTGTTTGGTTTTTCAAATATTTTATTTGTATCTTCAAATCTTCCTTCTTCAATGGTATCCATAAAAATTAAAATATCTGGCTTACCAAATGCTTCACGAGTCTTTTCTGTTGGACAAACAAAATCTACAATAACTGGTGCAACACCTTGTTTTGCAATTAAACGTGCTGTTTCTCCCATGCGACGTGCATGTTCAATACGATCCTCTATTGTAAAACCAAGATCAGAATTAATTGTTGCACGAACTTCATCTGCATTAAGATGGATGGCATTAATTCGTTCTTTTAATGCTTTTGCAAGTTCTGTTTTACCAGAACCAGGAAGTCCTATAATTTGAATAATCATTTATTCCACCCTTTAATAATCTTGGCCTTTAGCCTTATCCTCAATTAGTTTATCTCGTTCATCAATAATGCTAATCATAAACGACATCATTTTTTCATACCCTGCTGGATCATTCATAATTTTATTATAATGATGTCCACAAAACATTAATGTTCCATCAAGTCCTGTAACTTGAACTAATGCTTCTGCAGAACATCTATCACAACGGTCCAAAGGAGATAATTTCCAAACCTTTTTAGCATTATCTTCAATAACAGAGGTCATAGTAATCATTATACTCTATTACTTTCCTTTAGTTCAAAACCATGTTCTCTATCAAAAAGTTGATATTCGTATGAAATAAGACCAAAAAATTTATCCAATAGTTTAATTACTAAATTATGATCAAGTGTTGAACATGTATATAAATCAAATTGAAGTAGTGCTGGATCTAATTCATCCCAGATATGAAATGCAATATGAGAAGTTTCAATCATTACACTTGCTGTCATTCCACGATTACCAGTTTTGTTAACATAAGCAGAATGTGGACCAGAAACAATTTTCATATCAATTTGTTCCACTAAATAATTTAAAAAATCTCTTGCTTTAACAACATCTGTTGGATATTTACTAATTTTTGCATTAATTAATAAATGATTATGCTCTATCTTTTTTCCCATTATTTCCCCTTAGAATCTGTTGTATAAAAGCCAGTGCCATTAAAAATAACCCCTGGAGCACTCCATTGTCGAACCATAGTTTCCCCACAACATAATGGTTCTCTATCTTCTCCAAAGCCTCTATTAAATTCTACACTGGTAGAACATTTAGAGCATTTGTAGTCATATACTGGCATTTAATTCCTTACTTCTTTAATACTAGTGTATCAGAAAAAGAGCCTTTTTACAACTTGCTCAGGTTGTCCCAGGTAGCGTCCTGAAAGTTAATTAATTGAGATTTTCTTAGGTTTCTTTTCTTCTGGAATTTGACGCTCTAAATGAATGTGTAACATACCATCTTTCATTTCAGCATTTGTGACTTCCATATATTCACCTAATGCAAAAGATCTAGTAAATTTACGGCTGGCAATTCCCTGATGAATTACTTCAGCATCGTAAACATTTGTTTGATCTCCTGTAATATTTAATGTTCCTTTATCTACTGAAACATTAATATCATCTTTTGTAAAACCAGCCAATGCTAATGAAATTTGATAATTATCCTCATCAAGTTTCAAAACATTGTATGGTGGATATCCAGCATTTGTTGAATGGATTGTATTGAGTCTATCTAGTTCACGATTAAACCCAATAAAAAAGGGATCTTTAAATAGATCCATTGCAAACGTACTTACCATTTTATTCTCCTTTTCAGCGAGTAGTTTATGTACCCCCGTTAGGCAGGTACACAACCATTATAGCATTTACCTACAAAAAAGTCAAATTATTTACCAGATTTTTTACGCTGTTTAGCAAGGGCATCAAAATCTTTAACTTTTGTATCTCCAAGATATCCCCAAGCATATCCATCCTCAATCATATGATTATTAATAGAAACAGTATCTCCATCAGTGTAAAGCCATCCAAGAATACGTCCATATTTTTCAGAACTATCCATTTTTTCAGTTCTGATTACAACATTTTTAGCGTCTTTAAGTTTTTTCTTAAGGTATTCTTTTGCTTCAAGACCCAATGATTTTTCCATTTTATCTGTTGTGCGAGATTCTGGTGTATCAATTCCAGCAAGACGAACTCTTGAACTAAAACTAATATCAAACCCTAAATCAATATCCACATCAATGGTATCTCCATCAACAACATTTCTAACTGTTCTTACATGATATTCGTACATATCTTCTCCTTTATTTATATTGTATCAAATAAATTATCTATTTGACTTAAAATTTTAAATATAACATTAGTATTATCTTTGCCAAAATAAATATCTAAGTAGTTTATATTTAAATGCTTGGTTATGACTCTCCACTCCCAAGAAAAATAAGACTCATCAGAATAAAACTCTATTACATTTGCATCTTCATTTGCAAATAATAAATTTACCAGTGATGTTCCTGCAAATGCAACAATATTTTTAGCATCATAAAAAATATTAATTTGTTCTTCAAAAGATAAGTTTTCACAATATATAATTTCATATCCAAATTCTGCAAACTTTTTTTCCATTAATTCTATATTTTCTGTATATCTTAGTGAAGATTTTAATCTAGAAACAAAAATATTTTTATTTTTTAAAGATTTTCTTTTAGGTAAAAATAGATCTCTTAATAAAGAATATATGATCGGATTATTAAATGATGTTTGTTCATCACTTTTACCAGTTCCTGGAAACCCATATATATTTTTAAATAAATGTGAATTAGTATCTTTTGTAATTGGTAGATAATCTTGAACTGGATAATTATTAGAAAATTTATTTAAAATTTCAGGGAAAACTCTTCTATGATTGCTTTGTACTGGATTATCTTGAATTTGGATATTAGTAAAAAATGGCTTAACATTGTTATTATATTTATGTATATATAAAAATTTTCCTATTCCATCTAATAAAAAATGACCGTAGTGAGGGAATATATCTATTAAAACTACATCATCATTTATTTTAATTGTAGTATCTGTATTACTTGAAAAAAGTCTAACATTGCTATTTTTTTGTATATGTTTAGACCCTGGTAAATTAGAGTCAAATATTTCTTTTGTAAAATCATTATTTAAAATATTAAAAGATGTTCTTGGTGATCCAAAAACTCTAGGCTCTTTACCATTAACCTGTGTTCCAACAGTTAAACTTAGAAGTGCTACTTCATCACCATCAACATTAATAATTTTTTTCATTTTGTTTCCTGATTTTTATTTAAAAAAAATGTATCAATTTGATCAAATAAATTAAAGTATATATCAATATCTTCTTTGGCAATAGCAAAATCTAAATAATTAAGATTTAAGTTTTCTGCTATATGTCTCCATTCATCATTGTCATAATCATAGTCATAATGAATAGACATTATATTGGCCTTTAAATTAGCAAAAATTAAATTAGATAAACCATTACCACCAATTCCAACAATATTTTTGGCATCATATAAACAAGATACTTCTTCTTCAAATGACATATTTTCAAAAAATACAATTTCATAATTTCTTTTTTTAAATTCATTTTCTAAATCTAAAATAATTTGTTTATGTCTGGCAGTTCCAGGTAATCTAGAAATAAAAATATTTTTATTTTCTAAAGATTTTCTTTTGGGTAAAAAAATATCTCTTATTTTTTTGTATATTGGTTCATTTATATAAAATAATGATTGATCTTTAATAGATGGTTGTCCATTTAAACTAAAAATATTATCAAATAAATATGCATTAGAATTATCATATATGTTAATGTTTCCTGCTATATCTGTATATTCTGATAATTTATTTATAATTTCATCAAAAGTATTTTTTATTTTTTTAATATGTTCTGGATCGCTATCTTTAAAATTATTTACAAAAAATGGTTTTAAATTTTTATTAAATTTTTGTAAATATAAAAATTTTCCAATCATATCTATCATAAAATGACTATATATTGGATAAAGATCAATAATAACAACATCGTCTAAAATATTAATTACATTTTTATTATGTCCTAATAAATGAACATTTTTAAAATGTTTTACTCTATGTGGCAAGTTTTTATTTATAACTAAGGCATCTTCATTTAATATATTAAAACATAGTCTATGAGAGGCAACTATATAATTATCAATATTTTTTACATTTATATCATGCTTATTAATCAGAATGCCAATATCTTCTGAAATAGCATTTTTTACTATTTCCATGATTATTAATTTATAACAGTTTTTAAAGAAGAATTAATCATCCAGCGAAACTTTTGGTGCTGATCAATTCTTTCTGCAATAAAATTTGCAAGTCCCTGTTCATTGGCTTGTATGGCAGATGCAAATCCAATATTTAAGTCTTCAATTAATTTATCATTAGATGCTCCAAGTGTACTAAGCATATCGATTGGTGAATTAATAACCATATCATATTCTAGATTTGATGTTTCAAATATTTCCATAATATCAAATTGAGCATATGCTCCTAAACGACGTAACCATTCTGCATATTCGTCTACTGATGCCCAGACATCCTCATAAATTTCTTTAAAAAAATCGTGAAATTGATTAAATAAGATACCTTCTACATTCCAGTGATAGCCGTGGGCTTTTGTGTAAAAAATAAAGGCATTAGCCTGCATAAGTTTGATATAAGAAATTAGATCCATATCTTTTATTATACCAGATATACAATGGGCTGATATAATGGAAAAATGGATAAAAATATTTATTCTTTTGATAAAAATGAGTCTTTTATAGATAAAAAAACTGGAATAGAAATTTTTAATTTAAAAGGTTTTAAGACTCAATCCTCTGACTCTTCAGTTATTCATTTAAAAGGTAAATATTTTGCTATCAAATATGGAGTTCATTATGGTCATTTATTAATTGACTACCTTGGACCATACCTATATTTAAAAAAAATATATCCAGATTTGCAATTAATATTTTTTAAGTATGAGTCATCTGATATTTATTTTACATGTACAAAACCATCTGAAGATCTTGTTAATTTTTTTAATGCCAAAGTTATTGATTTAAATAAAGAAAATTATTCTTTTGATGAATTTATTTTCTTTTATAGAGAAGATCTAGAAATAACTGGCATACCAAATTTATTAAAAATAGACAAAAATGCTAAATTTATTTTGCCAATAATACCATCTAGATTATTTTTAAATAATTTTTATTATGTTGATGAACATTCTGAAACATTTATAACTTATGCTACAGAAATGCTAAAAAATGTTTATGAATATTTTGCACAATATTTAATTAATGATAACTACTATGATAAAATTTATATCACAAGACAAATCAATAATAAAAAAACTAATTTATTTTCTGATCAAGAATGGTTTAAAAAAAGTAAAGAAAGATATGTAAGCGATAGTAAAGAAATAATACAAAAAATTAAACAAAAAAAATATAAAATTATTAATTTAGATGGTTTGGGGTTTTTTGAACAAATAAATATTTTTTATAATGCAAATATTATAGTTTCACAAAATGGAACTGGAATGATAAATTGTTTATGGGCAAAAGAATCATCCCAGATATTTAAAATAATTAAAAATAGTGCATATGATTATAATTGGAATAGTCTTATTAATTCAGTAAATAAACACCATATTATTGATGTTGATACCATTGCATTAAATCAAAAAGATTCAATTAGTAAAATATTAGAACTAATACCTTAACTTGCTGGTCTGGTAGGATTCGAACCTACAACCTGTCGATTAACAGTCGACTGCTCTGCCATTGCGCTACAGACCAAATTATTATTTAACCCATCCACCAAGAAGTTTTATAAGTGCTTGAATTTTAGAATTAATTAAAGACATCTGAGATGAAAATGATTCTAACATTATTTCATCAGTTGTTTTTCTTGAACTAAAAGTCATGCTTTCTGATTCTGCTATTTCTAAGTTGGCTAATTTTCTTGTTACAGAAATAGTTGCAGGGCTATTGTCTGCAAATGAACGAGAATATGTAATATTATGAGGATCTTTTATTGTATCCTGATATGTAAAAGAAACTGCATTGCTTACTGTTTCTGCATTAGAGATTATTTGTTCACCATCATCTGTTAATTCTATTTGAGTGCTAACAACAATACTTGACTGAGGTTGAATTACTGTAAATACACCTGTTTGATTATTGTAATTTGTGGTTCCTGGACCATACCATACTCCACCAACATTTGCATTAGTTACTGGATCTGATGCTACCTGTAAAACAACTTTTTGTCCAGCAAATGTTCCACCAGAACAAGCGGAACCGCAAACAATAATATTTGTTACATTTCCATTTGAATCCAGCATTGCATATGTAGGATCAGCATTTGCTGGCTGTAGAGATAGCATAGAAAGAATTAATACCGAAAATATATAAGTTAGTTTTTTCATTAGTGCTCCTTTATTTTAAATACAACTTGGCATGGGTCGCCTCCTGCTTCCCACTCTTCTTGTTCTTCTTGACTCATATATGGATCTCCATCATGAGTATTGCAAAACGGTTCTGTAATCCATCCCCGCTCAATTCCATTATTAAGCCAGATTTCAAACTCTTTATCCTCTGACTCTTTGTTTTGAATATCTTTTAGTATTTCTTCAAACTCTTCCATACTATAAGTATATCTTTAAATGCTTACTACGTCAACTGGTCCCATGCAAGAAGGACTAAATTTAATTGCAGCATTTACTGCAGAAACAACTCTATTACGTGCATTTTTTTGTTTATCTGTTGCCCATAAAACACCATATGCATATTCAGCACCAGATCCCATGGCCAAATAATCTAAATTATATTTTGATAAAGACATATCTGCAGAACTATGTTCATATATTTGACCACGAACTGCAATAATTAATCCAAGATCTCCATCTTTTGATGTATCTACCCAAAAATCATTATAAAATTCTCTAAGTTCTTTAATAAATTTAGTTTGCATAAATTTATCTATATCTTTAATATTAGGTACACTTGGTTTAAAATTATATCTAATGCGTTCACCATCCATTGCACCAGCATATCCAATTAAATATGGACCCATTTTCCAAACTTTTGGTGCTTCTAATGCTAAAATAGTTCCATCGTCAGATGCTCCACGATCCCCTGCCATATATATTTTATCTTCATGGCGAACTACAGCAATACAAGTCATGACAAAACCCCTCCAGAATGCGGTATATTCAGTATACCAGCAAACTATTAATCAGTCAAGCATATTATTTTATATCTTGACCACAAGTTGGGCAAGATTTTGACTTTTTTGTATTTTTTGCTGGTGAGGAATTAGATTTTGTATTTCCTGCATTACCAAATTTAGGTCGTCCAAATCCAACAATAGAGATCATTTCTCCTTGTTTATTTTTCTTGAAGGCACGAAGTTTCTTTGAAACCTGTCCACCATTTCTTTGGCTACCCTTTTTATCTGGACTTGTATTTCCTTCAATACACCAGACTGTTCCATCTTCATTATCTTTAATAACAATTCCTACGTGAGAAATTCTATCAACGCCATCTGATGGGAAATCAAAATAGGCTATATCTCCTGGCTCTGGATCTGCTACATCTCCATCAATCCAAGCACCAGCCTTTTTAAATGCTTGTGCTCCACCTGGAGTATAAACAGTATTAGGAACTTTTACTCCTGCTTCATTAGCACACCACATAACAAATGATCCACACCAAGGTTGAAAATTTGCTTTAGTAAATGCACCATATTTTGTTTCATTATCTTTTGGTCCTTCAATAGTTCCAAGTTCTGCTGTTGCAACTTCAATTAAACGTGCTGCTGTACCTTGTTCTGCCATGATTAATCCTTGTCCCAATCAGTATCAACTGGTTGTGCTTCTGGCATTTGACCATCTGGTTTTGCAGCAAGACGAGCCATAGTTGCATCAATTTCTGCTTCTAATTTTTTGTCTGCCTGTGTATTTTTGGCATCCATTTCTTTGTTATCAAGTTGTGCTTTCATAATATCTTTAGCACCTGAATTACCAATTAATAGTCCTGCTAGTGTTCCTGTAATAAAAGTTGCAACTGATCCAAGCACATTGAAAAACATTTTGTCGTTTTCTGATTGTGCACCAATTGGCTGACTAACAAATAAAAGACCATACAAAATTCCTACTGCTGTAAGGAATAGAATAGATCCTAATGTAATACCAAGAATAAATTTTAATCTTGCATCTAAATCTTGTGGCGATAATTTTTCTTTAGCCATTATTTAGTCTCCCCTGTTAAGTTAATATCTGTCTTTGTATCTATCTTAATTGTATCTTTTGTACATGTACCAGATGCTTCACATATTGGAGGATTGCATTCTGCATTTTTCCAGTTTGCTGGATCTTGACAAGGATATCTATAGAAACCCTGATAACCGCATCCAGTTAATGGAAGTATTAATAGTGCTACTAATGCTAGATTACGGAAGGTTTTCATACCCTCCATTATACTATACTATTACTCTTCGTCTTCACGAATGCCAATGGTCATAAACCAGATGGCAATTGACGCTAGAGTTACATATCCTACTACTGTCTTTGCACTACCCTCTAAAACTACCCACGCTACAAAGAAGCCTAGAAATGTAAAGTTTTCACTTAGAATCGCCATGATTCT